TTTGTTTGATGACTTTACTATGTCACCTGAAGATATGGATTTTGAGATTGTTCAATTAAGATCTAGAACTTGGAATGATTACATCAACCTAATATCAAGTCATACTAATATGACATCCATTCCAGGTAAAGAGTTTAAAGTAGCAATTAAAGAAAAGAACACAGGTAAGTATGTTGGTTTCATTAGACTTGGTTCCCCAGTTATTAATTGCAGACCACGTAACCAATTGCTAGGTAAAGTCCCAGACTTAGATCCGTTTAATAAGTCAGTGATAATGGGATTTGTTATTGTACCTGCTCAACCATTTGGGTTTAATTATCTTGGTGGTAAGTTGCTTGCAGGTATATGTTGTTCGCATTATGTAAGAGAAAAACTTAACGGGAAGTATGGGTCAAATCTAGTAATGTTTGAAACCACCTCTCTATACGGAAACAGTAAGTCCTCAAGTCAATATGACGGTATGAAACCGTTCTTAAAGAATAAAGGCATTACCGAGAGTAATTTTATGCCAACCATCATTGGTAGTGAGTTTGATGAGTTGCTTAGGGTTACTGGGATTGAAGTTGATTGGACACAGTCTAGTGCTAAGATGAAGATGACTAATAATATTTTATCTGCCATTAAGAAAGCATTAGATAAAGATGAAACAAAAGAATTTAATAAGGTTATCGAAAAGGGTAAAACGTTAATTGAACAGAAAAGGTATTATGTATCCAACTATGGTATTGAGAACTATGTAGATATCGTAAACGGTAATAGTGACACAATTAAGAAGTCTGACAGTTATGACAAGTATGAATTGGATAATATTGTTAGATGGTGGAAGAAGAAAGCAACGAAACGGTTTAACAAACTGAAACAAGAGAGTCGTTTGAGAGATGAGATAGAAGTCTGGACTAATGACAAAAACATAGACATAATAAGGTAGCATATGATAATATCAGAATACTATAAAGCAGGTGGTGGTTTCGCTCAAGTGAGAGAGAATCCAGAAACAAAAGAAAAATTCATCCTTTACTTTACTGAGAAAGGTGAAATATTTGACACGGAAAAGTTTCCAGGAAAATCGTTACATTACATTGAAGATGCTGCAGAGAATTGGGCATTAGGAATTAAGACATTATGAATATTAATAGTTTAAAAGAAGTACAAGTATTAAAGATTATTGAAGCACTTTCTTTAATCAATGATAGGGAAACTGCTGGTTGGGTATTTAAACAATACACTGAACAGAAGAAAGGCGGTGCTTGGAAAAAGAGATTAAGAGAGCAAGGTTATGTCATCTAAAACTTTACTTCTTGTCTAAATAAGGGTATAATATAACTAAAGAGGATAATATTGTGGAAAAGAAACTAAAAAAAGAAAAACTTAAAGAGGAAATTCCTCATGCTGATAAGTTTATCAGTGGTGTCGGGACTAACAGTGATATATTGGAGACTGGACATTCCCACAAGTCTGGTGGGGAAAGCAGACCAGACCTAGATGAAATTGAATCAGGTGACGTTTAGAATATGGCATTAAACATTGTAGATGATACTGAAACAGTAGAACTTGGTCCAAGTAAAGATGGCACGTATGATGGTGCTATGGGTGGAACTGAGTTGATGAATAAAGCATTGTATGAAAGAGTAGATAATGATTTACTTGATGAGTTTTATATTATCAAGTCAAGAGTAAGTTGGACTGATAAGGATAAACCTAACGTGTTATGGTTACACGATACGTGGGATGACCCAGAAGTACAACACCTTAAAGAACAAGAGAGCAGAGATAGATTTGCTAAACTTGTATTCGTATCAAACTATCAACTAGCAACGTATAATATGGCATTGGGTGTTCCTTATGCTAATGCTACTATACTACGAAATGCTATTGACCCAATTGAGTATAAGAATAAGGATAAGGACGTTGTTCGTATCATCTACCACACTACTCCGCATAGAGGATTAAACCTTGTAGTCGCAGCAGTTAAAGCAATTGCTGAAACGTTTGGTGATAAAATTCACTTAGACGTGTACTCATCGTTCGAAGCATATGGTTGGAAGGAAAGAGATAAACCGTATGAAGGTATGTTTGATGAAATTAGACAACATCCTCAGATGACATATCACGGTTTTCAATCTAATGATGTAGTTCGTGAAGCATTACAAGAAGCACATATCTTCGCATACCCTAGTGTGTGGCCAGAAACAAGTTGTATCTCTGCTATTGAAGCAATGAGTGCAGGTTGTGAAGTAGTATGTCCTAACTTCGCAGCACTTCCAGAAACTACTGGAAACTTTGCTCGTATGTATCAATTCGATGAAGATATGTCTGCTCACGCAAACGTATTTGCCAACCAACTATATCAAGCAGTTATAGAAAACTCTGATGAGAACCTACAAAAGAAATTAATGTTCCAGAAAAACTGGGTAGATAACTTCTTTAACTGGGATCTACGTGCAGCAGAGTGGACTAATATGCTACAAAATATCAAACGATAATGAAACTTGATGAGTATGAAATTGTTTCTGATGTTGGGTCGCAAGACTTCACCGACTTTATAACAAACGAGATACAATTTAATTGGAAATGGATTTTTTCCAATGATGAAAAAATGAACAGTATTCATTATCGAAAAGAAGAAGACAGAATAATATCCGATACGGGGATGCTGATACAATCATATGATGATATGAAGACGTTTAACGAAAATTCTGAGTATTTAAAACTGAATTGTTATGCTGATTACTTATATCAAACAGTATTGAAAAAGTCTAAGTGGGAATACAGAGAAGTAAACCTGAGAAGGTATTATTGGAATTATTATAATGTTGGTTCTAGTGGAATATTTCACACTGACTATAATAAAGAAAAAATTTCATCATCGGAAAACTATGCATCCATTTTATATAATTTTTCAAACGATGGCGGAACGATAATTGAAGTTGGTGATGGTGAGATATTCATCCCAAGCATTTCAGAAGAAGCAATCATATTCAACTCACTTGCTAATCATCGTGGAGTTGGACCATCTAAGTCTAAAAAAAGGTTTGCTTTGAATATAATATTCACATATTCAAAAAGAACAATAAGATAAACTTGACATTTATCACAATCTAACGTATAATATAACTAAAGAGGAGAAAGCATGACCAGTTGGGCAAATGTAAAAGAGAAAATCAAAACGAAATTTAAAAAGAAACCAAACTACAAACTTATGTATGAGTTAGAACGTAGTTCTGCAGAGTCTTGGGAATTCAAGTACAACAAGTTATATAGACAATTAGGTGCAATTATAAAGGAGAGTGATAATGGGGAAACATAAACCGATGACTGCTGAACAGAAAGTCGCAGCAGGTGAGAGATTAGCATTAGCAAGAGAGAAAAGGTTAAAAGCAAATCCGCCACAGTATAAAAATATTCATCCGAACGTGTTAGCACTTGACGATAGTGATGAGTTATCAATGAAAAGTGTTAAGGGATGGATTAAACATCAACGTGACTTGCTAAAGACCGAACGTTACAATCATCGTAAGGGTGATAATAAAGCACTCTCTAAAATGAATAGCATTCAAGGTTATATCCGTCAGTTACAATACTATCTAGAGAATGGTGACTACGTTGCTATGTCCTTTGGTGAGAATGAAAACAAACCAGTCCTTCAACATTGTACTGCCATGGCATATGATGCTGATGGATATGCTAAGAGAACTATCGGTGTGATTTATGATGATATTGCTGGCGTTTGGACTAAAGAAATGGATGATGAGCAAAGAGGTAAGTTTTAAGTGATTGATGTTTACTGGAATTCTTATGCTGAGATGAGTAAGGGTGTTGATTTATTATCCACACCCCCAGTACTTGTCACCAAAGATTTAAGAGAAGATGGACATATCAGAAGCAAAGGGTTTGAAGAATATACCCATTGCCCATCATATTCCAAATTCTTCCAGAACACATATGTTGTCAAGTCTAACTTTGATTTAACTATTGAACATAACGTAGATGATAATGGAAACGTTTGGGTTAATCTTGTTGGTAAAGACCAACAGTTTTTTAATAACAATATAACAATAACTGATTATGAGAAAGAGCAACAATTAGTAAGACCTACATTGTTTAACACGTTCTTCTCAGAGAAAGACGTAGATATATCAATAACACCTGCATTTATGCACGTTAATGGGTTCACTGAGAATGCTATGGTGCCAGCAGGTGGAATGAGTATATCAAAATGGTTTATGCCGTTACAAACATCATTCTTTATGAAGTCGAGTGTGGTTGATATTAAGGTTGGTGATGCGTTATACTATATCAAGTTTAATACTGGTGGCGACCCAATTAGATTTAAACACTTTGATATGTCAGATAAACTGAAGGAATTTCAAAAGGAGTGTTTGGGTGTGAGGAACTTCAAGGGTAAGATGGGATTGTCAAGACTGTACAACCTATTTACGAGAAAGAACTATAATAAGAAGATAGTGGATGAAATTAAAAAGAATTTAACAGGAGATTTCGAATGATATTTGTAGATTTTAGTCAGGTGATGATTTCGAACACCATGGTACACTTAGGTAAGACTCAAACAACTGTCGATGAAGGTATGATGCGTCATATGATTTTAAATAGTTTAAGGATGACTAAGAACTCATATGGTAGTAAGTATGGTGACTTAGTCATTTGTGTTGATGACAGAAGTTATTGGCGAAGGGATATATTCCCTTATTACAAGGCACATCGTAAAGAGAGTCGTGATAAGAGTCCAATAGATTGGAATCAAGTGTATGGTGTACTTAATAAGATTCGTGATGAGATTGCTGAAACGTTTCCCTACAAGGTTATTCAAGTAGAGAAAGCAGAAGCAGATGACATAATAGGAGTGCTGTCAAAGCATTTTGGAACTGTGCTAAATAATGAATCTACTGAAAGAAATTTAATCTTATCTAGTGATAAAGACTTTGGTCAGTTACAGAAGTTTGCTAACGTTGACCAATACAGTCCTATTACTAAGAAGTGGTTGCGGATTGATAATCCTAAAGACTTTCTAATGGAGCATATCATCAGAGGTGATAGAGGTGATGGTATTCCGAACTTCTTATCTGCGGATAGTGCAATCATTAGTAAGACTAGACAGACTGCTATTGCTAAGAAGAAAGTTGAAGTTTGGTTGAAACAAGAACCTGCTGATTTTTGTGATGATGGTATGATGCGCAACTACAAAAGGAATGAACAATTGGTTGATTTAGAAATGGTTCCGGAAGCAATATCTTCTGCTATTATAAATCAATTTAAGAATTATAAAGTTCCTGAACGTCGTGGACTTTTGAACTATTTTATTAAAAACAAGTTGAAGAACTTGATGGATTGTATTGGAGAGTTTTAATTATGCAAAAAACGTTTTACGAAATCTTTAAAGAAGTACATAATGCTAAAAAGAAGAAAGACAAGATAGCAGTACTTCATTTTTACAGCAGTGCTGCATTAAAGAGTGTTCTAGGTTATACTTATGACCCACGTATCAAGTGGTTGTTACCTGAGGGTGTGCCACCATATAAACCATTACCAGAATCAGCAGACCAAGAGTCGGCATTATTATCTGAGTTAAGAAAGATGTATATGTTTGTTGAAGGTGACACTGACACTCAACGTAACTTAAAACCTCATCGTAGAGAAATATTATTCATTGCGATGCTTGAGTCAATAGACCCTCGTGATGCTAAAGTATTAATTGGAATGAAAGAACGTAAGCAACCTTTCAATGGATTGACACGTAAGTTGGTAGAGGAAGCATATCCAAACTTAACTAAGGACTGGTAAGTGGAAAGAATTGAAACTACCGAAGCAATTATCAAAGACGGAAACTTCACGTTAGAGAAAGACATTGGAATCTTTGAACACTTCTTGTCTGATGATGAGTGTGATAGTTTTATTGAATTGTTTGAAAATAGGGACAAGAAAGGTGATACATATAATAGACAAGATTC